CTTGCTTGCCAGCATCTAGCCGCCGCGCAATCGGCTAGCAAAGCCGCCTTCGGGCGGATTTTTTATTGCGCGTTCACTTCGGAATCACATGGACGACACAGAGAACAATCTGCCCGAGGCAGAACTCTCGCAGCCCGCGCTCGACCAAGCGCAGCCCGAGATCGGAAGCGACCCCACTGCAGACCAATCCAACGACACCGACGGCGACACGCAAGGCGTTGACCCGGAGGTCTTCGAGGAAGTCGAGTACGAGGGGAAGAAATACGCACTCCCGCCTGAGTTGAAGGACGCAATCCTTCGCCAAGCTGACTACACGCGAAAGACGCAGGAACTGGCGCAAACACGCCAACAAGCCGAGCAGACATTCGCGCAGCAACAGGCACGCATCGAGGCTGAAAGGGCAAACATCCAAGCGGTGGCGCGACTCACTGCACTGGATGAGCGTCTGCAGCAGTACGCAGGCGTTGATTGGCAATCACTGAGTCAATCCGACCCAGTGCGCGCACAGCAGGAATTCTTTCAGTACCAGCAGCTGAAGGATTCACGCACGCAATTCGTCGCACAAATCCAGCAGCACGAAGGCCAACGAGCAATGCAGGAGCAGCAGGAAACTGCCAGGCAACTGCAAGACGCAAACGAGGCACTGAGCCGCGAGATCAAAGGGTGGTCACCCGAATACGCGCAATCCCTGCGCGAAGTAGCGAAGTCACTGGGCGCAAAAGAAGAGCAACTGAACGGCATCCGCGAACCGTGGATCGTGAAGGCACTTCATGCGCAAAAAGTGCTCGCAGAGATGACCAAAAAGGCCGGAGCTGCTGCACCGGCAGTCGCTGCAAAACCTGTTCGCACCATCAGCGGTGGTAACGCAAAAGCCACTGTCGATCCCGACAAGATGAGCATCGAAGACTGGATGCGCCACGAACAGCGGCGCACGGCAGCTGCACGCCGATAGCACTCACCACAACTTAGTCACTAACGAAACCAAGGCCGCGAAAGCGGCTTTTTTCATTTCTAGGACGCAATCATGGCTAACACCATCCTTACCCCCGTGCAAATTACTCGCAAAAGTTTGCAGATCCTTCACCAGAAACTTAACTTCATCGGCAACATCAACCGGACGTACGACGACTCTTTCGCCAACAGCGGCGCGAAGATCGGCGACTCGCTGAAGATCCGTCTGCCCAACGAGTACACCGTTCGCACCGGCGCCAGCTTGTCCACGCAAGACACTAGCGAAACCAGCACCACGCTGCAGATCGCTACGCAAAAGGGTGTGGACATCACCTTTAGCAGCGCCGAACTGACTCTGAGCCTGGACGACTTCTCGTCGCGGATTCTTGAGCCTGCGATGTCTGTGCTGGCCGCGAACATCGAAGCTGATGCGCTGAACATGTACAAGGACGTTTATCAGATCGTTGACAACGACGGTTCTGCTATTTCGTTCCTGAACATCATGCAGGGCCGCAAGCTGCTGAACGACTCGCTGGCTCCGATGGACAACAACCGCGCTGCGCTGCTGTCGACCGACCACACCGCCAAGCTGGTGGATGCGCTCAAGGGTCTGTTCCAAGACTCCAACGCGATCAAGCAGCAGTACAAAGAAGGCATGATGGGCCGCACCGGTGGTTTCGACTTCTACGAAAACACCCTGCTCGCCAACCACGCAACCGGCACCGCTCCCAAGACGACCACCTACACCGTCAACGGCGCAGTGACCACCAACGGCTCGACCGCTGTCACCGTGGCGACCGGCACCGCCACCTTCAAAGCTGGCGACATCTTCACCGTCGCAGGCTGCTTCCGCGTCCACCCCGAAACCAAGGTTTCGACCGGCGTGCTGCAGCAGTTCGTGGTTGCTGCTGACTACGCTGGCGGCGCTGGCTCGCTGACGTTCGCTCCGGCCATCTTCACCTCTGGCGGTCGCCAGAACGTGGTGGCTGCCGGTATGGCGAACTCCTCGGCCATCGTGAAGGTCGGTGCTGGTAACGCTGAGTTGCTCACCCCGTCGATGGTCTTCCACCGCGATGCGTTTGCCTTTGCAACCGCCGACTTGGTGATGCCCAAAGGCGTGGACTTCGCTGCCCGTGAAGTCTATGACGGCATCTCGCTTCGTACCGTGCGTCAGTACGCAATTTCGTCCGACACCATGCCGTGCCGGATTGACGTTCTGTACGGCTACAAGACGATCCGCGCCCAGCTGGCCGCGCGCATCCACGCTGACGGCTGATCGGTCTAAGCGTTAAGTAGTAAAGGGGGTAGGCTCACAAGGCTGGCCCCACCATCACTAGAGGGAACTATGGCGCTCACGACATACGCGGGACTGAAGACCGAGGTGGCCGCATGGCTGCATCGCAACGATCTGACAGACAGGATTCCGACGTTCATCGAGTTCGCCACCCACCGCCTTACCCGTTCCATTACTTCGCCCCGAATGGAAGCGTCCACGACGCTGAGCGTGGTGAACGGCACCGCAACACTTCCCACTAATTTCCGCTCGGCTGTCGCCATGACGCTGGGCACAGTTGAGTACAAAGCCATTACTGCCGCAGAC